TTGATTTGTCATCGACTACAGGCGGAACAACAGTAAATGTTTCACATCCAACTGATGCTGCTGGTGCAGAAACATTCTATATGGATTTTGCTGGTCACGGGGTTGACAGTATCAGTGGTGCTGCACATGGAACAAACTGGACAAATACTATGGACTTTAGTGGTCATACCACTGTGAATACATCATTGTATATTGAGGATGGAACTGGAAATGGACATTCAGTTGCTGCGAATGCTCATGGAACACTGACCTTAACTGGAACTGCTGCTGAAAGTGGAACTGTATATACAGATGCTACAAAACAGCATGAATTAGCTCATTTTGAAAATATGGATAAATTTATCTATTAAATTTGACATTTGAACATAATTTATGGTATAAATGATAAATAAATTCGAAATCGCCTGATAGGGATTTCGATATTATAATCTTGCTTATTAAAGGAGAAAAATATGAGTAACAAGGTAATCGGAATTGATCTTGGAACCACAAATAGCTGTGTATCGGTAATGGATGGTTCAACATTTAAAATTATTCCAAATTCAGAAGGTGGAAATACAACACCGTCAATCGTAGCAATATCAGAAACAGAAAGACTAGTGGGTGCTGTAGCAAAGCGTCAAGCAATAACTAATCCTGAAGCAACTATATACGAAGCAAAGCGTCTTATTGGACGTCAATTCGATGAACCAGAAGTTCAAAAATTGATTAAACATCTTCCATATAAAGTTGTAAAAGCACAAAATGGCGATGCATGGATTGAAGTAAATGGTAAGCAATATTCACCATCAGAAATCGCTGCAATGGTACTTACTAAAATGAAAGAAACTGCAGAAGCATATCTTGGTCATAAAGTGACTGATGCTGTTATTACAGTTCCCGCATATTTTAATGATTCGCAACGACAAGCAACAAAAGATGCAGGTCAAATCGCAGGTCTTAATGTTCTTCGTATCATTAATGAACCAACAGCAAGCTGTTTGGCATATGGTCTTGACAAGAAAAAGGACGAAATGATCCTTGTATTTGACTGCGGTGGTGGTACACATGATGTTTCAATTCTTGAATTGGGTGATGGCGTATTTGAAGTTAAAGCAACAAACGGCGATACACTTCTTGGTGGTGCGGATTTCGATGAAAAAATTACAACTTATGTTGCTGAAGAATTCTTGAAATCAAGCGGCGTAGATGTTCGTAAAGACAAATTGGCGTTACAACGTGTAAAAGAAGCTGCTGAAAAAGCTAAAATCGAATTGTCTTCTACCTTAGAAACAGAAATCAATCTACCATATATTACAGCAGATGCAACTGGTCCAAAGCATTTAGCAGTTAAATTATCACGTGCTAAATTTGAATCATTATGCGATGATTTGATTAAGCGTTGTATGACACCAGTTAAGAAAGCATTAAAAGATGCTGGATTAAAAGCATCAGATATTGATGAAATTATTATGGTTGGTGGCTCAACTCGTATTCCTAAAATCGCTGAAGAAGTAGAAAAATTCTTTGGTAAAGGTCTTAATAAATCAGTTAATCCTGATGAAGTTGTTGCAGGTGGTGCTGCTATTCAAGGTGGAGTTCTCAAGGGTGAAGTTAAAGATGTTCTTCTTCTTGATGTTACACCATTGTCTTTAGGTCTAGAAACACTAGGGGGCGTATTTACACGTCTTATCGACCGTAACACAACAATACCATGTAAGAAATCACAGGTATTCTCTACTGCACAGGACAATCAGCCAGCAGTGTCTATTCGTGTATTTCAAGGTGAACGTGAAATGGCAAATGATAACAAATCACTTGGAAATTTCGAATTAACCGGAATACCAAATGCTCCAAGAGGAGTTCCACAAATTGAAGTTACTTTTGATTTGGATAATAATGGTATTCTTCATGTTAGTGCAGTTGATAAAGGAACTGGAAAAGAACAAAATATTCGCATTCAAGCATCTGGTGGTTTGTCCAAGGACGAAATTGAAAGAATGACTAAAGATGCGGAAATTCACGCAGAAGAAGATAAAAAGAAGAGAGAACTTATCGAATCGAGAAATAGATTTGAACAAATCATTCAAGATACAGAAAAGAATCTTTCTGAACATGGTGAAAAACTTGAAGAAGCTGATAAAACAACGATTCAAGAATCTATTACTGCAGCAAGAGAAGTTCTTGCTAAAGAAGATGTGTCTGCTGAAGAACTTAATACAGCATCAACTGATTTACTTCAAAAGAGTATGAAGTTGGGCGAAATAATTTATAAACAAGCCCAAAATACAGATGCATCAAATGATGGTGAAACGCCAGATGATAATGTAGTAGAAGCAGAAGTAGTTTAAAAAGAAAGTGGGATAGAAATATCCCACTTTTTTATTTGAATATCAGTATATAACGTATTTGATTATCGTTGCGAGTCATACGACAAATAGATAAATTGCATTCTATCTCTTTGTCTTTTGTAATTAAATGATATACTTCATTATTAAAAAATATACCTTCAAATTTATATGTCATCAAACGTTTATATTCTTCTTGATATCGTTTCGGTAAGAATAATAAAATTGATTTCCCTACCATTTCTTTATGTGTGTAGCCAAAACGATTTTCAAAGAAACTATTTATTGATAATATGATTCCCTGTTCGTCTGTTGTTATGATAGATTCGTCCACCATATCTAATATATAATCTGATCGTTTTTTTGAATCTTCAAATGCAGAAACAGATTTAATTGCCTCATCTAATGCAAATATCATTGTGTCTAATGTAGTTTTTGTACTCATATTCATAATTATTACTCACATACAATATATTATATATTATATATTATTTATAATATAAATAACCGTTTTTAATATATACTTAATAATCGATATTAACCAATAACCCCAAAATATCCAATATCACCATCAGTATTTGTCATTAATTCTGCCTCTAAACGTTCCATAGTTGCTTGGGCTTCCTGTTTAAGAGCTTCTCCATTTAAACTTGATCCTCCAGGAACAGCAAAATTACTCCATTTCCCGCGAATTTCTCCAAGAAATTCTTTACATTTTGCTATTGAATAATCTCTTATCCAAGTTCTTGATTGCTGATCTTTAATAATAAACTCATCAGCTTTATGTTCATAAATCCAAAGCAATACAGATTCTGGTGCGCGAACATCACGATCAATATGTAATTCTTTTGTGTCTTTATTAAATTGAAAAGTAATATTTTCACCAAATAATCTGCCTACTGTCTTTTGAAACCCTGCAAATAATTCATATGTTGTTAATCCACCTTCTCTTCCAGCTTGTAATAAATATTGATTTGTGTAAGCGAGTGAGAAAGGATCTAATTGTGATCCACCGCCTGAAATTGTTCCTGATGTTCCTCGTCTTAATATTTGTCTTACTTCAGATATACTTTCCGGTAATTGATATACTGTCTGTTCTACCTGCAATTCAACAAATGTGAATTTTTCCATTACTGAATTTGAACTTCTATATCTATATCTTTCGAGGGCAATATCAACAGCAAGTTCTAACTGATCTGGTGTGATTTCCAGACGAATTTTTGGCTCTCCCAACGAAATACGAATTTGTTTCATTAGGTTTTGACGAGCATTTAATTTATTTGGTGGTTGACTAAATGGCTTATTCATTTTTATCTCCTGTTTATTTTAATATTTATCATCGGATAAATATGTTTATTAGGAGATATAATGACAGATTTAAATAACAACCCATTTTCATTTTGGGATTCGAGTGGTAAAAGAAACGAAGATTATTATTTTCATGACCAAGTCATATCTGAATATTATGATGTTAATGGTCTTGGAGTATTGGCCTATCTTTATATTGGACCAGTCGAAAATGAAAGCAAATCGGCATCAAATACAAATAATGCAACGACAATTCAGGATTTTTTATATCTTGAAAATCGTGATAAACAATGGAATTTAGATGCATATGAGTTAAGAGCGATTTATACACCACAGGATGCTGAATTTGATCTAAGGCAATTTGGAATATTTCTTGATAATGATACAATGTATATAACTGTTCATTATAATGATATGATCCGAAAACTTGGTCGTAAAATAATGACTGATGATATTATAGAATTTCCAAACCTCAGAGATTATAACCCTCTGGATGAAAATGCCCCATCTATTCCAAAATTATATATAGTTACAGATTCACTAAGAGCGGCTGATAGTTTTGGACCGACATGGTATTATCATGCATGGCGTATTAAACTGAAGCCTCTTGTTGCATCGCAAGAAACAAACCAATTTTTAAATGGGATGATTGATGATCAAACAGGATTTAACCTTAATGATATTATTTCGACATTCAATAATGCTATGGGTGTGTCAGATGAAATTACGCAGGAAGCATTGGCTGATGTTCCTCACAGAAATTTTCAAACACAGCATTTTTATATAATTCCTGGTGATGAAATGGCTGGCGAATATCCTTGGATATATGCTGGCGACGGTGTTCCGCCGGATGGAGCAACTTTGGCTGCAACTGGAAATTCATTCCCAGAAAATGTTCCTGATGGTTCATGGTTTCTACATACTGGATTTGATCCGAATATATTATATCGTAAAAACGGATCAGTATGGAAAGTTCAAGAAATTGACTACAGTAGAAATTATGTATCAGCCCATAGAATACTGGAATCATTTATTAACAATAAAAATATTACTACTTTACCTGGAAACCCATTTACAACTCAATCTGATCAATTTCCCGAACAACAATATCTATCAAAAGCAATAACTCCAACAGGTGATTTCAAACAACAAACACCAATTAATACCGATGAAACGCCACTGCAACAGCAATCATTTTCGAATACAGAAACAGATACAAAAGTTCGTAGGAAGAAAATTAAACCAAAAGCCGATATTTCTTAATGATAAATAATTAAAAATATATTAAGGAGATAATTATGGATATAGGTCAAAGTGCGATAGATTTAATTAAACAATTTGAAGGTTGTCGTTTAACAGCATATGAAGATGTTGCTGGTATATGGACTATTGGATATGGAACTGCATCAACTTCAGGAATAGTAAATATTTATGAAGGATTAACAATAACAGAAGATCAAGCAGAAGATTATTTAAAACAACAATTACAAAAAACAGCAGATGAAGTTAATAGATTATTAACTGTTCCAGTAACACAAAATCAATTTGATGCATTATTAGATTTTGCATACAATGTTGGTTGTGGAAATTTAAAAAGTTCTACTTTATTAAAATTGGTTAATCAAGGCGATTATGATAATGCATCAAATGAATTTTTAAAATGGGATAAAGCCGGTGGACAAGTTGTAAGTGGACTTCTTCGCAGAAGAACTGCAGAACAAACATTGTTTAATACTCCGGATGATAATTAAATATGTTTTATTATTTCGTTTAATAAATCAGATTTATTATCAAATAATTTAACACCATAATATTTTGATGTGATGTAAATATTATCATAACGATAAAATTCTTTTGGACAACAAACTACTAATTTATTTGTTTTGGCATATAAACCAAATTCAAGTAATGTGATCACTGATTTTGAATTTAATTCGAAATTCATGGCAATTAATGTTGATTGTTCCAGTGCATCTAATTCCCATGTTATTTGTTCATGAATATCTTTTTCATCAAATACAATTCTGCGCGGATTGAAAATATTAATATCATATCCGGATAATTTTTCATAAAAAACTTTCTGCCAATTTTCTGATCCAGTTTCTTTATCGATTGTTCCTGCTAAAAATACTGACTTTAATCCATTTGATGGTAATTTTTGTGGTGGTGTGAACAGATTCATATTTAAACCTCTGATAAATAAAGATATATTATATATTAAAAGGAATTAATATGCAACTAGATTATTGGTTTGATGCGCAATTCAGAACTTATATTCTTCAAGTTTCTGCTGTATTTACAGGATTTCAGTATTCTGCATTGGATAGCGATGGTAATCCATATTTAACAGCAGTTCCTGTTATGTGGGCCGCTCCGGACAGACAAGTTGCTGTAATTCTTAATAACAATTCAGAAAATGCTGCATTATCAGCACCTAGAATATCTGTTTGGGTTGCTGGCCTAGATATGGACGATGACAGAAGACGTCAACCAAATGGTGTAGATGTAAGACAAGTTTTTGAAAGAGCAATAGATCCAGTAACAGGAGATTACACTTCAGAGCTAGGAAATACTTATACTATTGAGCGATTTATGCCTGTTCCATATAAAATGAAATTTCAAATAGACATATGGACCACAAACAAATTACAAAAAGATCAACTGCTTGAGCAAATATTAGTATTGTTTAATCCTGGTCTTGATATTCAAACATCAACAAATCCACTTGATTGGACAGCTATTACAACATTGCGACTTACAGGTATAACATATAGTAGCCAATCTATACCTATTGGAGCAACATCTGAAATCGATATTGCTACACTTGAATTTGAACTTCCTGTATTTTTAAATCCTCCTGCTAAAGTAAAAAAACAAAATATAATTAATCAAATTGTAGCAAATATTGGTGAAAGATCACTAATGCCGCGAATAGATAGTGGTGATATCCCACAAGGTCATGCTGGAACTGGTTCGTTTTGGAGTGAGAAAGATTTGTATACAAGAATAATCGTTTCTCCTGGTGACTATTCTATAAATGTCTGCGGAAAAGAAATAACATTATTGAGTAGTGGTGGATTGGAATATGATTCAAATGGCGTCATGCTTGATTGGAAAACTGCATTGTCGAGTTACGGAGAAATCAGACCATCAATATCGCAAATTCGTTTAAAAACAAATGATTGCCTTGATGATTCTAGTGGTGATTTGGTTGGAACAATTCAAATCCATCCAAGAAAGAAAAATGTTTTAATATGGACGATTGATGCTGACACACTTAAATCAAATAATTTACCAAATATAAATGCAATAATAACACCATCTAAATGTGCGCCTGGTATAGGTTTGCCTATTGCTACAAATGGACAAAGATATTTATTGGATGGTGACTGTATTAAAGAGAATGGCTGGAATGGATTAGAGGCTTATACTGGCGACATCATTGAATATAATACAAACCAGTGGTATAGAACATTTATTGCTAAAAATAATGCTGGAACATATTATGTAACAAACTCATATACTGGTGTTCAACTTAAATGGGATAATATTGATTTTGAATGGGTTTTGAGTATTGATGGATTATATAATAGTGGATACTGGAGAATATTTTTGTAAATAATGATAAATAATATTATAATAATTATAATATTAAGGACAAAAATGGACAAAAAACAAATTATCGATTTGATACAGCAAAAATGTAGTGATAAAAATAATAGAATTCATAATGAAAAACTTTATAAATTTTTAAATAATAATAGTGATATTAAACAGTTTATTATTGATGATACAATCTATATACCGGATACATATTCAGAATTTGAACGTGTTTATGTTTTCATAACTAATAAAGATATTAAATGCTCTAATCCAAACTGCAATAATATAATTAATAATATCATTCATAGAAAAACTTGCGGTAATAAAGAATGCAAAATATATGGTGCTGCTTCGGCGGATTCATCTGCGAAAAGAAAACGAACAAACATTCAAAAATATGGTGTGGAAAATCCATCACAATTGGATACTGTTAAAGAAAAAAAGAAAACAATCAATTTAGAAAAATATGGTGTAGAAAATGTTTTCCAACATGATGATTTTAAGAAAATTTCAAAACAAACTTGTATGGATAGATATGGTGTTGAATATGCATTACAATCCGATATTATAAAAGAAAAAATAAAAGAAACCAATTTAGAAAAATACGGTGTGGAAAGTCACAATCAAAATATTGTGGTTAAAGAAAAAAAGAAAACAACCAATTTAGAAAAATACGGTGTGGAATATTATTCGCAAACCAATGAATATATCCATAAAGTAAAACAAACTTGTATGGATAGATATGGTGTAGAACATGTTCTACAATCTGATATTGTAAAAGAAAAAATAAAAGAAACCAATTTAGAAAAATACGGAGTGGAAAATGTCTTTCAATTAAAAAAAATACAATTGCAAATAAAAAAAACTAATATGGAAAAATATGGTGTAGAATATCCAATTCAAAACAGTGATATAAAAATTAAAAGTTTTATAAAAATAAAGAAAACCAATTTAAAAAAATATGGTGTAGAAAATATTTTACAATCTGAAGAAATAAAAGAAAAAATTAAACAAAAAAATTTAGAAAAATATGGTGTAGAAAATCCAGCATTAAAACATATTCTTCCAGAAAATATTATTAAAATGAATGATATGAATTGGTTAATTGAACAAAATAAAACAAAAACATTAACAGAGATTGCGTTGGAACTTGGAGTAACACCAGCAGCAATTGCTCATAAATTCAAAGAAAATAACACCAAAGCAAAAATCCATCATACATCATTTGCACAGAAACAAATATATGATTACATATCATCAATATATAATGGAACAATTGAACAAAATAATCGTTCCGTCATATCACCACTTGAATTAGATATATACCTACCAGATAAACAAATAGCAATAGAATATTGCGGTTTATATTGGCATTCAGAAGCAAATGGTAAAAATAAAAATTATCATTTAAATAAATTAAAATTATGTAATGATAAGGGTATTCGTCTTATAACAATATTTGAAGACGAATGGTTAAATCATGAAGATATATCTAAAGATAGACTTAAACATATATTAGGTATATCTAATAAAATATGTTACGCCAGACAAACACATATTAGAGAAATATCTACACTCGAATATAAAGAATATATTAATAACCATCATATTCAAGGATATATTGCTGCAGGTATAAAAATAGGTGCATATTATAATAATCAATTAGTTGCTATAATGGCTTTAGGTAAATTACGCAAATCAATGGGTAGAAATGCAATTGATGGTCAATATGAATTATTAAGATTTGCCACATCTGGTAATATTCCTGGGATTGCATCAAAATTATTTAGTTATTTTATTAAGCAATATAAACCAATTGAAGTAACGAGTTATTGTGATTTGCGTTGGGGGACAGGTAATTTATATAAACAAATGGGATTTGAATTAAAGCATATATCTTCCCCTAATTATTGGTATATGAAAAATTATTTAATAAGAGAATATCGCTTTAAATATCGTAAAGATATTTTAGTTAAAGAAGGGCATGATCCTTTATTAACTGAAATTCAAATAATGAAAAATAAAGGATATGATCGCATATGGGATTGTGGAAATTCAGTCTGGATGTGGAAAAGTTAATTTTTGACATTTTAAATCAAATGAATTATATTTAATTATTAACACAAGGAGATAAAATGTCTGATAAAAATATATACTGGACAACATTGGTTCCGGAATCTGTATCAATTACAATACATGCAGTCAGTGAAATTGATGAAGATGGATCAGAAATAACTTTATATGCGTCTGAACTTGTTTATGTTCTAGATGATGAAACCGATGAAAACGGAGTATTAAAAAATGTAATTTGTTTGGCAACTAATATTGTTAGCGAATGCCAACATTGTGCAATTACAGAAACCTTTAATTCAATTCAGGATTTGTATTCTAATATTATTAATGCGGAAGTCATCGTATTAGATGATGATGGTAAAATAATTGAAGAATTAGATTTGAATACTTTTTTTGAAAAAGATCACGATACAATTATTACTGATGAAATAATTGATATTTCAAATAAAATTTTAGGTTAATTGGTTTTTGATTTCTACTTCTTTTTCTACTTTTGATTGTTTGCTCCACTCGTTGGAGCAAACAGCTCCACAAAAAGGTATTGATGTTTTATCTTTTGACGTCCAATACAAAGGATATAATTTATTATCTTTTAAAAAATCTTTATCTGAAATATCTTTTCCACAAACTGTACAACGCATATTTTTAAATCCTCTAAAAAAGAATAATTATGATTAAAATATTATTGAATGTCAAGATATAAAATTGTATTATATAAGAATGATTACTTTATATAATAAAAATTGTATTGACATATTAAAAACACTTGAAGACAATAGTGTAGATATGGTTTTAACTGATATTCCATATGCTGAAGTTAATAGACCAACTGGAGGGTTGAGGATATTTGACAAAGGAAAAGCAGATGTTATGGTTGATATTGACGTAAAAACTTTAATGTTTGAACTTATTAGAGTTGCAAAAGGGTCAATTTATATATTCTGCGGGACTGGACAAATAAGTGAAATCGATGCTATTATGAGGAACTCAGGATTAAGTACGAGGCTTGGTTGTTGGAATAAATCAAACCCCACCCCTGTAAATGGTGAACATTTATGGCTTAGTGGTTTAGAATTTGCTGTATTTGGAAGGAAATCAAATGCTGCATTTAATGCCCATTGTAAAAAGCCACTGTGGGATTTTCCGAGTGGACAAAATAAAATACACCCAACACAAAAACCCTTGGATTTGTTTAAGCATCTTGTTGAGGTGTCGTCCAACAAAAATGATGTTTTATTGGATCCATTCATGGGAAGTGGAACCACAGGTGTTGCCTGTAAATTGTTGGGACGACAATTTATTGGTGTAGAATTAGATGAAGAATATTTTAAAATAGCGTCTAATAGAATAGATGAAACGTTAGAAATTACACAGAAAAATGGATTATGGGAGTATTAAATGGATACATTATTTAATGTGAATGGTCTTCAATTTTGGGACAGTAGGGAAATAAGATTAAGAAAAATGTTTGAAGAACATTTTGCGAGGGAAATA